CAAGAACCATATCAGTCCCATCAAGACCACTTAGGTCACCCAATCGTGCTTTCAACTCAACATCGTATATACCACTTCCAGTTCTCTCTACAATATCCATATACGGAGTTGAGGTGTCGTTTGGATTTGCGTTAAGTCTAATAAATCCACTTCCAATTTTACCAGTAGATACAACCACTTGACCTTGTTCGTAGTCAGTCGCAGAAGAAGGTGAATCTCCTAACGAAGCCGAATCACCTGTGATACCATTACCATATGCACGAGTTACATTTAAGATACCACTCAAATCGGTTGAACTCCCACCATTTAATCTCGATGATGATACAACTTGAACATACTCAGTTGAGAATCCAGTACTTGTTACCTTCTTTAATGTTAGAATCTCATCTACAATAAACCCACTTACATTGTCTACAATAAATTGACTCGATGATGGGGATATATTATCGTATATAAACTCGTTCAAACTACCACTACCTGCTGAGATATTAGTTGAACTATTAGCAGACCCACTAAATGCCCCAGTTGCTACTACAAATGAACCACTTGTATTTGGTGCATATGATGATGTATCAATTCTTAAAGTTGTAGCATCAACACGTTCAAGGATAGTGTATGTTTTACTACCATTACCATCATCAAATATTATTATACCATCATCTTCGATTTTGGTTGGCCAAGTCCCAGCTGGTTTGTGTACATATTGACTTGCATCATATACAGTTGTGGTTGATGTGGATTGTGATGTAAATGATATATAGAATTGTTCACTATTACCTGTGATTGGTAACCCACTATAAGTTGAGCTAATCGTATCACTATCTAATTCTATTTCAAGTGGACTAACTGAAGTTATAGTACCTATGGCTGAAGAACCACCCATTGTGAAAACATTATTACCATTTCTATCAGAGATATACACTTCTTGGTTAAAAAAGTATTGTTGTGGGAATCCGTTTGGCTGAATAGCAGTGTAGTTTCCAAGTGCTATACTAATTTCATTCCCATATAAGGTATTCGAGTTATATACTGATGCGGATACATCCGTATTTGTAGTTGTACTGGCGGTTGTCTTAAAACTTGCTGATGCTTGTGATGAAAATGCATTACTTTGGCTCCAATACAATGTAGCGGATTCGTTATCAGCATAAATAGCAGAATCAATTGTAAATTTATCAACACCATCTATTGTTGATATATCATATGTGGAAGAATCAAACTCCAAACTACGAGTTGTTGCAGTAGTAAAGTTTGTTGGTAATGATGTTGATGAAGTTATACCAGCCGCAGGTGTACTATCTATACTCGATGAATATGAACCACTCAATGTAGTTGAGTTTGCAACATACAATTGACCACCTACTGCATTAACACTTTCCTTCTCAAATGTGGTTGTAGCAAGTGTACCTCTAATCTTTACATTCTGAAACTCAGCGATACCTGTCTCATCTATAACCCACCCCTTGGTATTTGAGATGTAATCTCTTGTTTTAATTTTACCACTTGAGTTTATCTCTAAATTATCACTAAAGATTGAACCAGTATCAACACCCCATCCACCAATCGAAGCAGATACGAATCTTGCAAAACCATCCGACTTAATAGAAGATGATGCATTTAGGTCAGTTGATGGAGCACCATCAATGGTTGCAGGAGTTCTGATATTATTTGCTGATAGGTCTGCTTCTATAATAGCATCCGCACCAATTACCAATCTATCGTTTGCAGGGTCTAAGTGGAATAATGATGAACTGATTTCAATATTACCATCACTACCACTTACGAATTGGGTATTTTGTGTTCCTATAAAAAACTTATCAGTCTTAACATCCAACAACCCACCATCGTGAGTTGTAAAGATAAGGTGTCTATCATCATTATCACCAACGAATTGTAGACCAACTCCTTGTAATACATCAGCACCCATTTGAAGGCCACCACTACCACTATAAATAATGAACCCACCAGGCCCATCTCCGTTGGACGCTGATGTTAAACCTTCATACCCAACTGATTTTAAGAAACCACTTGAATGACCACCAATCTCAAGACCACTACCAATTGCGTTGGATATAAATAACGACCCAGTTACAATTGATTGATTACCACCAATGTATACGTTACCACCCTCAAATATAATATTTTTAATTACAACCTCAGTAGATGATATATCTCCTGAACTATTTAGGAATTGTACCTTAATTGACTTAGGGTCATTGAGGTGTTCCGTTGGAATTGGGACTCTATATGATATAATAGATTCGTTAGGAACTTGGGTATTTGATATTAACTCATAATCTGAATCCGACAATCCATCTGATTTTATTAACGTGTTTACCGATGATATTCGTCCAGACTCTGGATTTACATTAGTTAATAATATATTTGCAATTGCTACTTGGTTTTGTGTATTTACAGCAGACCCAGTAGACTGATATCTAATAGTACCATTTATACTACCATCGGAATATTCATAAGTGTGTATCGAACCTTGACTTCTATTGTCACTTGCTGTTATCGGAAGTGACACTCTGAATAAGGTAGAACTTAGCACTTCACTTATACTTGCTGTAACATTTACTGGCTGAGATTGACCCCCACCAAGTCGTGGGTATAGAGTTGTGGATGTTAAGTCCAACTCTAAACTACCACTTAACATTTCACCATTTATTATAGAAGTAGATGATTCGAATGATACATCATCACCATATATAGATTTCTTATATACAAACTGACCCGATTGTGATGTTTGTGTTAATGAGCCATCGGTTTGAGGTAAATTCGTAAATGTTTGTATAGATGATGAAACACTACCAATTGGTTTTTCTGAAAACACTATTTCAGATACCGATTTTTTATTCTTTACAATGGTAGTTCTAAGTGTGTGTCTTATTGGACCACTTGGGCCTTGGGCAGCTATTATAATCTCACAAGGACCATCTGGTGTATGATATTTTTCATCCAAGGTATCGTAAACCCATATTGAAACTAATCTTGAGTTGTCACCATCCTTGTAATTTGGTATTTCCCAATATACAGTGTTACCATTGGAGTCTAAAACCTCAATATCAATATTGGTATTAGGTTTTATTGCCCTAACCAATGGGTTTATTCTAAACGAGTTTTTACCTTCACCAAGGTATTTAGGAAAGTCGGATATACCAAATACACGATTACCACCATCACCGGCGAGGTCAATCGTATTTGGTATATCTTTTAAGTATTGTTTAGACCTTCGTTTTAATTCCAATCCCATTAACGGACTCCATCACTTTCTTATAAATATGAAACTTTAGAGAACCCACGAACTTTATTGATATCAATTATCTGGTCAACCATATCTCGTGTCTTATCAATGTGAGATATTGTAATGATAAAGTCAAATTGGGTCTTTAAGTAATCAAATAATAAATATAAAGAATTAAAGTTATCCGTGTCTAATGAACCGAACCCTTCATCAATAGCAATGAAGTTTGGTCGTGGTAGATTAGATACATTAATCAACGCAGTTCTAATAGCAATTGATGAGATGAATTTCTCCATACCACTTGTTAGTTCTAATGGCCAATATTCATCAGTTCCATATGCAATGTATGAGTTGATGTTTTTACCATCAGTATTCAACATAATTTGGAAATCAACGAGTGGTTGTAGAATGTTGTTAATCTCAACTTCTAACTTTGGTAGAACATCTGAAATTAGATTATATGGGATACCATCTCTCTTTACACATTTGAGGTAGTATTCATATCCATCGAATCGAACTTCCATATCACTAAGTTTATCAATAGCACGATTTACACTCTCGATAGTATTCTCAGCCAATTTGATTTCGGAGTTTACATTCATAATCTCAGTTGTAATCTCATCAATCTCATTTCGAATGGAATCTCGTGTGACTCTAAAAGATTTTATCTTTTCTTGAATCTCTCCGTTGTAGACTACTGCCTCCTCTTGTGCTTTTGCTCTTTGAACTTTCTCTTTGAGAGATTCTAATTCAAGAGTCATCTTTTCCACAAGAAGTGTACACCCATCATAATCGGATTGGTATTGTTTTAATTCTTGATGCGCTTCTTTAGATTCCAATACCAATGCTTCATATTCTTCAATCTTAGAACTCACATCTGAACTATTACGAGCATCCATCACCCCCATTCGGTCCGAAACTACATCTGAGTATTGTTTACCCAATGATTCTAACTCACGTTCGAGTGTTTCTGCCTGTTTAGCAAATGGAGTATTTTGATTCTCAACACAATGATTACAATTAGGGTCAAACGTAAGAGACCCAATCCCATCCAAGTGTTTCTTTGCGTGAATCATCTCGGTCTCAATTTTATCCAACGTAATACCTAACTCATTAAATTTTCTATCTAAACGATTGTATTCCTTTTCAGTCTCATAAAGTTTATCAGCGTCGTATTTTGATAGCTTGGTCTGAATGTCTTTGATTTCCGTTTGAACTTTCTTGATATGAGTTAAATTAGAATCACACGAAAGTTGTTGCTTTTTAATGGAATCTTCCATAGACTCCAATTGGTCTTCCAAATCTGATACATCACCTAAGTCTTCAACGGGCTTTAGTTTGCTCATCTCGTACTCAATCTTAGTATTTGTATTATCTCGTTTGGTTTCCAACTCAACCTTCCTATCTTGCAGCGAGGTCAAAGACCCCGTGATAGATGTAAGTGTCTCTTCTGCTTCAGCAAGTTGTGTTGGGAAGTCTTGGTTTTTATAATCCTTTAGAAGAGCTGATAGTTCTTTAATCTCTTCACTCGCAATTTGGTAGAGATTCTCGAAGACATCCATATCCAAGAATTGTGCGAGGAGTTCCTTACGTTCTTTTTGTGATTTCTCGATGAATCCACTATTGTTTGATTGTGTTGACATCGCAGTGAGCACGAAGTCATCGTATGTTCCAACATATTCTCTAATGATTGCATTTGTTTCTCTACGTTGTTCACCATTAAGGGATTCTACTTGACCATCTACCATACGATAGAAGTTAGTGTCTACCTTTACAGTTCCTCTCTTAGGCGACTTCTTAGCAGTTCTCTCGATGGTGTAGTCAACTCCATTCAACTCAAATGTAAACTTACAATCAAACGACATCTTTGAGTAGTTCATCACATCCTCTGCTTTTGAGGTTCTTGAACATTTATCAAAAATACAAAATGATAGAGCATCCCAAAGGGTTGACTTACCACTTGCGTTTGGTGCAAAGATTCCATAAGCACCTTTCATCTGAGAAAAGTCTATGACATTGTTAGGACCATACGAGAACATATTTGAGAATTCAAACACCTTCGGTATCCAAGTTGAGTTGACAATTGTTCTCGCTGTTCCGAGTTTTGAATTGATATCGTTGTTAATGCTTTTAACAACTTCAAGTTGCTCTTCGGTGAGATGTTCCGTTTCATTTAAGAATTCCTCAATCAGTTTATTTTGGAAAGCAGTATCACGAACATTCTGAAGAACAATCTTTTCATGCTCACCACCCTCTTTACGAGTGATAACTTTTTGTATGGTTAATTCTTGAACTTTACGACCTTTCTTTAGGTCAGCAATAATCTTATTAAGTTCAGATGCCTTTGTATCTTTTACACGAACTCTCATTCGTGGTTTTTGAGGGATTGGCATATTCGAAACAATCTTACCCTCTTCTATATCTATCGTGACATATCCATAATCATTAGGAATCTTCACGAATTTATTTTTACGAGTTTGAACATCCCACACCAAAATTCCGTGGTCTGGATACTTTGCTTCTCCGTGATTCTGAACGATTAGTGAACCCGGATACTTAATATGCTCTTCTCCTTGAACTGGATTATTTGGTTTGTGGATATCACCCAACATCACCATATCATACCCATCAAAGTTCCCTACATTGATATTCTTATTTTCAATTGAGAATCCATGCTCGGTCTCAATTTTATCAACTGGTCCGTGAAATACACCAATCTTAGTATCACCACCATACTCACTTGCTAATGGAAATCCTGGTGACTTATCCCAAACCGATTGGTGAACGATTGTAAGGTCACCTAATGACCAAGCACCAGTATCTTTTAGATAGAATAGATTTGGGTGCTTTAGTGCACTAATAATTGGTGATAACGCATCCAATCTCGATGGGTTATTTAAGTTAGCGTCGTGATTACCAGGAATAACTACCGTTGGTAACAAGTCAGCAAGTCGAGTGAAGAACTCTTGAGTGAGGTCAACCACTTCGGGTGTCATATCAGTCTTTGCGTGAACAACATCACCTGCAATATAGATGATGTCATTTTCCTCCATTGTAGTCAAAATATACCCATAAAGATGGGAAAATACCTCACGATACTCTTTGTGTCTTTTGAGGTTTCTGATGTGAACATCTGCGATATGGTAAACTTTATTTACCTTTTCAATACCGACTTTTAGTTTCTTGAGTTTTTTCATACTCTGAATAATTCATACTCTACCAACCTTCGTAAGTCCAATGGTGGAGTATTATATATTAGTTTGTTAACTTTATCATATCCCATATCGGATGGGTCTTCATCTCCCAAATCTACTAAATGGGTCTGAATTCCATACGACATAAACTTCTTTGCCAATCCGATTGCATTCTTTATAGCATCCGAATCTAATACAATATACAACTTTTTTACGGAATTTCCAATTATTTTCTTCTCTAATTCAGATTGAATAGATTTTCCAAACAATGGAATTACATTCCTACGAATAGCAATTGCATCAAATGCACCCTCACAAAGAACCAATGGAGTATCCCAATTGATGAGTAATTCAAACCCAACTATGTCTTTGGATACCTTTGGATTTTTGTGTTTATATTGCGTTTGGTAGAATGACCTACCTACAAAGAAATTCAACTTACCTCTTTCATCATACGATGGTATAATGATTTTATCCCGATACTCACCTTCTTCACAAAACCCAATATTATACTTTACAATATCTTCTGGCCTGAGACCCCTACCCAATAGATAATTGAGTGCGTGTTTTCTCTTATAAGAGTTGGCTGGTTTATATAGTGGTGTGAATTCTTTTGGAAGTTCAACTTGCTCTACTACCTCAGTAGTGTCGTACTCACTTGAATATCGATTAACCTTGCTAAAGATTGCATTGTACTCATCCCAAGTTGATTTGGATACACGAAGTTTCTTGAATAGGGTTTTTATAGTTCTACCCTTTTCATCAGAAATCCAACAATGCCACGGGTTGTTTCCCTTAGAATTAATTCGTATATTAATCTCTAACTTTGGTTTGTAGTGGTCAACAAATGGAGAATAGAATGCATAATTATCCCCACTGGTTTTCTTGGATTTACCAAGAACGGACTCTAAAAGTTCAAGTAGTCTATCTTCCATAACTACTAATATACAAAATTATTTTGAATAATCAAAAAAATCTTGCTTAGGTTTTTCATCAATCCACTCTTGTGGTATTTCTTTCTTTGCCCATTTGAATCCATACTTCTCACACCATTGTGCGTAAGTGGTCTTAGAACCTTTATAGATTTTACCATTTGGTGACTGAAGAACAAATCGTAAATCCATATCGGGATTTTGTTCCTTAATTAATAAATGCTTCTTTCTATCTTCAGGTAAGAACCAACCTTTGGATTCAATGTAGATTCCGTTTGGTAGTTTGAAGTCTGGCTTGTAAGTATGGTGGGTAGCGGGTATAGTATACTTTACCTCGTGTTGTTCATATTCACCATCAATACCTTGTGATTTGAGTTGCTCATCTATACGAGTCTCAAGGCCAGACTTGTGACCTTTTTGTTTTTGGATGTGACTCCAATTTCCTTTTGCCATATTAGTCTATATCGAATTTCACATTTATGGTTACATCAACATCTTGTCTTTTCTTGAGAGGTGACCCTAACTTAGCAACAGCAAGAAGGTCTCCAGTGTCGTTGTATAATCCAACTTGTGTAATGTATGGTCTAAAATCAGACCCCGTAACCATAGGTATTAATCTATTATCTTCATCAGTACCACCAACTCGTAATGATGCATTTGATGAGACATTATATTCATTTCGTTTGATTTCACAAAGTATTGATACCTCTTCTACTTGTTTAGTAGCACGATAGTCTAACTGATAATCTTTGTTTGTGTATTCCCAATTACCATCACCTAAGAAAATGTTTTGGTATCGTGGTCGAGGGTCAGTAACTATAACCATACCTTGTTTATAGAACACATACCCAACTTCTTTCTTTTGAAGAGCTGAACCACTTGGTGAATTATCAGCAAGTGATGTTATCTCAGAGTCGGTTAGCGCAGTTCTATGAATTCTTAATTGGCCGATAGACCCACTAAAGTTTGCTTCAGTATTCTCAACATTACGACTACCAATTAGGATGTCTCTATTATTGTTAGTATTCCCATTGAATTCATATAGTGAGGAAGTCGATTCGTTTCCATCAATATATAATCCAATATTACTTCCACTCTTGTTTATAACATAGTGGTGGAACTGGCCATCATTGTAAGATGCTGATGATGAGATATCCACAACAAATTTACCATCAGATGCTTTTAGGAAAACTTGCCCTGCGAGTGTTGGGTGTTCTTCTGAGTAGAATGATAAATCAAATGGGTATTCACCTGTACCATCAGACTTAACTCGTTCCACACCAGCATCATCGATGTATGTTAGTGCATTTCTTTTTTGAACTAAATTAAATATGTTTCTACCAGTAACTCCTTGCTCTGGAATACTTGCCCAAAATGAAACTGCCCAATCATCATTCTTATTTAACATATTAAAGTTTGAACTATGTCTAACTCTAATACTTTGAGTTTGATTGGTTAAAGATACAACTTTACCTAAGTTTGCATTTGATTCTTCAAAGGTGTATGTATCTTCAATTAACCGATTATCATATCCAGAATAATCTTTGAACTCACCATCTAATAGGAGTGATAATACATTATCCGATGATTTAATATATGATGATGATGTTAATTCATTTGCGATAAGAATACCATATTCATCAGTAACTTTTTGGTCTGACAAATAGATTGTTGAATTTGGATAATCGGAGTTGTCGCTAACAAATACTGATTTTGGTTTAATACCGTTTCCAAATTTGTTTTGGGGTATCGAAACTACCGATGCGGTATCATATAAGTGAACATCACTTCTTCTTTTGAAGAATGTAGAATTTATTGAATTCCAAATAATTGTTTGTGGAATTCGATTTAACTCATCAGTCACTCCACCAGATGAAGTCAAAAAAGTATCAACGCCAATCTCATTTGAAACTGAGGTTGATACTTCCGTTAAAATACCATTATCTGAAATACCTCTAAGAATAGAAATCTCAAACGATGATGAATGGTTTACATTCGTAACCTCATATCGTTTATGAGCTTTGAATGGTCGTGACTGAACACCACCATTGAAGATTTTTTTGAATACTATTCCCATTTGGTCTCATCTTTAGAAGTCAAGCTTAACCTTAATCAAAATCTCATTTGAGAATGATTTCAACAAAGGTTTAGACAACTTAGCAATTGCTAAAAGTTCATTATCGTTATTGTACAATCCTACCGTAGTAATATATGACTTAGGGTCACCTACGAATGTTTGTTGTTTTAACTTACCATTTGAACCTGTAACATAAGATGGGTTGTTTGAGAAGTTGTATTCTGCGTTCTTAGCTCTAACAAAGAAGAATGTTGATTTTACTTCTTCCTCACTTCTTGCTTGGAATCCATTATCAGAGTTAGCAGCAGCTGCACCACTAATAGCCGTGAACAACAATCCGTGGTTTCTTGCATCGGTATCACTTGCTCTATTTGTTCCAAGAGATGCAGATGCGTCAAGTGCAGCAGCACCCAAGACCATTACACCAAATTGAGGGTATACTTCACCAAAGATTTCGGTTTCATTGTGGATACCATTAGTCAACGACCCTGATACAATATTGTATTTATTTTGATTCGAGTTACCCAATTGGTTAACATCACCACTATCATCAATCAAACGAAGTGTTTCACCATTTGAACCAGATAATACAAGTTCCCAATTACCTGGGTCTAACTTATCTTTGATACGAGCACGATTTAGAGACACGACATAAACATCATCTTGAGTTACACCACCAAAGTTAAATGTTGTTTGAGATGCAGGAAGGAGAATTTGTTGGAATTGAGAGTACATTGCGTTTGATGGTGAATCTTCATTAGAACCATCTGATGAAGAACCACTACCAGCGTAGTGACCATATGCGATTGAGAACTGAGCTTCTTTAGTAGAGTCAGTTGGGTCTCCATTGTAAATCTCGTAGTAATATTGTTTTTGAGTTGAAGACTGATATGATGACGTCCAGAGTGTAGTTAGTTCACCAACATTACCACTCCATAACCCACGAGTTACTCTTTGTGTATTACCTTCTACAATATCTTCGACAGTAAATGCGGTATATACTTTACCACTACCATAATCATATGCACCTGCTGGGATTACGGGAGTTGAATCATTTGTAACATCTTGTGCTACGATATCGTTTAGTGATGCAGGACCACTCAATTCACCTAAAATTGTAGAGTTACCAGCACTTGTTCCACCAGTTGTTCCACCAGTGTTTCCACTTGAAAAGGTGCCGCCACCAGTACCACCATTACTACCTATACTTTCTACTGCCATCTTATTATTCCTTTACGTTATGCGATTGGGGTTGACACTACGACTACTTGTGAGTCTGATACGGGATTCACGGTTACATCAATTTCAGTTCTACCACCAGTCTCGTTACCAATAATAATGATACGAGTTGAAATTACAGTATCATTTGGTAGATTTGCAACCGATTGGAATGTGAATTGGTTCTTACCAACAACTGTTTGTGATTGGTTGGTATTGTATGAACCCACACTTATAATAGGTGTTACGTTACCAGGAACTCCAGCATTACCAGTTATATTACCCGCATCTTTGTTCAACAAAATTGCAGTGTAACCTAAGTTTTCATTACCACCATTTTTAGTGGTTACTGAAATTACAGTATTATTCACACCTTCATCTAATGTTATCGATGATGGTGATACTGAAATATAAGGTAATCGTGTAGTTGATTTAGGTAGTGTCAGCAATTTGTATTTCATTGCGTAGTTTTCATCCGTGATTGCTTCAATCACAGGCATATTTTCAATGATGATACCATAATAGTCTGAACCCAACGAGTGTGCTGGATTCCAAAGTTCATAATCAACCTCATCATCTGCCAATGCAAATTGAGTGATTTGAAACTTGTCACGACCTTGTGCTAACAACTCCCTACCCTTCTTGGTAAGAATTGCGTCTACTGTTACCGATGAATTATCTAAAAATCCCATAGTGTTTCCTCTTTATGTATATAAATATGGTTTTTTAACTTTTTAACTACCTAAATCGATTTAATAAGGATTTTAATAAACTTTGTGTTCGATTTGGTCTAATATTAGTTTTTGGTTTACTATTCCGTGGAATAAATGTTAATGGTTTCAAAGTATCAGTTTCAAGTGCAACTGATGGGGTTGGTTTGACTTCACGTTCCTCACTTTTACGAACTGATACCAATTCATTCACAGGCATAGTTCTAACTGAAGTTTGTTTGATAGTTTGCTCAGTACCAAGTGATTCACCCTCTCTACCAGAGAATACCAATACGTTAGGATTCACTTCCGTTATTTCAACAACAGGCCCACCATCTGGAGTATCATCCGAGTTTGTTGTTAATGAGTCGCTTGATATTCTACAACCATTGTAATATAAATTTTCTATTGATAATGGTAATCGAGTGTCTTGTACTTCAGCGTATTTGTAAGATGAAGAGCTTGGTAGTTTCAAACTAGCCGACTCTGCGGTAGAATAGAAATACTCGATGTCTTGGTGATGTTTCGATGGCCTTGCATTAAGTACAGTAGACCCAGTTGGAGAATATTCCCAATACCCATTTGTTTGATTTTCGTATGTGCTACCACTTAATACTGCAATCTGATATTTGTATGTAGATGAATTGTAATCATACAAATCGATTGATGATACATCATAATCGTGTCTACTTGCAGTAATTACATTTGCTCCAACATTAATACTACCATCATAATGATGTCTTGATATTACAATACCACGTTCCCTTTGATACTTGTTTCTTTCAAAAACGTGTGGTTCAATTAGTATACCCTTATGCCAATCTACACGGGCTGGTAAGAGTTGTCTAATTTGGTCAAATACAGACATATCATAACGAGACAACATATCCATAATTAAATCCAAAGCAGTACCAGTTGTATACTTTTGGAAGTAATTCTTTGCTCTATACTTTAGTAATGGATAATCTTCGTTGTATCTTTTGTCAGGGTCACCCACCCAATCATCTGCTTCGAAGTAACCTTCCGAGTTGTAGATATCAAAGTTTACAGTATCGGTTGTTGTGAAGTATGTACCCAATAGATTTGAGTCGACTGGGGCATAATCGTATTGTGATAACTCGTTTGATTTATCAGGACTTAATACACCATTTAGTGATGCTGACTCTATACGAACTTTGTTATTCATTAAATTAAGAGCCCCCATAGATGGTACTGTTACAAATTGAGTGTCTACCTCACCTACCAAATCCAAAGGTTTCATATTAACTAATGATGCTGATAACACTAACCCACTATCAGATGAAGTGAATTTTTGATTTGGGTGAACCGATAAAATTGATGATGAGTTTGTGGTGAAGTCACTATCTGGAAATATACGATACATCAACTTATCAAATGAAGTGTCTATATCCAAATCGGTTGTATTATCATCACTAAAATACGCCTCTCTATTTCGTGCGTGTTCTTGAGTTATCTCGTTTGTAATTGGGTCACGGAAATATCTAACCTCTTGAATACTTGCAGTTTCATATGAGTTTACGTTGAGGTCAGTTGTTGGACCTGGCACTTGTACAACACCATTCGAAGACCACACACTATCAAATGTAGAATTATTACCACTAAAACTTGCAGTTGGATTAGCTAATACCTCTCCCCAAGAATCTACCCAAGCAGCTTGAATATCAATACTAGCCGAGGTTAACACCATTGCAACTTCTTTACGTTCTTTGTATGGAACATAAGATGAAGATATAATGTCAGTACCATTTACCGATAGTCTGATTCTTACAGTCTCATTATCTTGATAGTCCCAAAAATAATCTATGTTGTCGGAGTTATTGGTTACTCTTAGTATGTGATAGTTCCCTTTAGGCATCTTACCAATAACCTCAATCGAATTTGGTCTATCGGACTGAATATCATCCCACGGATTTGAGATATACTTTGATGGAGATGCCTGTAATTTATATACAAATCTCTCGTGCTCGTAAACATTCTTACGAGTAGAAATTGTAGGCCCACCCCACTCACGAATCTTCAAGAATGCTTGTGGAATACCATATGTTGCAAGGATTGCTTTGATTGAACGAGCAGACCCCTTTGTTTTATACAGCATAGGAATTGTATTTACAATCCTTCTCCAAGTTTCTTTTGTAATCTCATCTCTCGATTTAGATTGTAGCGAGCCTGTTTGATATAACGTACCGTCAGACTCAACACCCAACGCATATTTCCAAAGAGAAACATCAGAGTATCCGTTAGATAACTTCCAACCCAATGATTCAGCAACCGACTTCAAAAGGTCATCTGCCATACCATCGTGTGGGTGTTCTTCACGTTTGTTGATATCGGTCAAAGATTTAATGTATGTCCATTGTATGTCAAAGTGTTGGCCAATCATATCAACAAACGTAATGTATTCCAAATTTCTCTCATCCTCTTGAAGATGGATTGGAATCATATTACGGAGTCTTGCGTCATTAAACGAATCGTATAAAGATGCAGACGCATAAACACCATTGTACCAAGCCTCACCTTGTGATGATGTCACATCGTATAATATATGTGGGAATGTTGATACTTTTGGATATGGTTCTATTATATTAGAAGACCCAGACCAATGTGTATATGGGTTTGAATTATCGTTGTAGTATAAGTAATTCTCAAAATCATCAAATCCACCAATAAGAGTGTCTCTACGGGTTAGTGACTGAGATATGTTTGTTAAAGCTTCAGACCCACTTATAGATTCGAGTAAATTAATTCGTGAGTTATATGCTTCTATTTGTTGTAACTTGTACTTGAAATTATCAATTCGTTCTGTAGCGGATGAGAAGTGTACGAATTTTGAAAAATCAGAATAATCTATATTTAACTTCACGTTTCCTAATGAACCACTAAAGTATTTATTGATGAGTCTTTGAGATGTGGTTGCATCGGTATCTAATAGTGAATTCCAATTCTGCCAATCTACACCATCTGCCCCTTTCATATCCGACATATCCATAGAGAAGTCTGGTTCTGAAAAGTCTGGTCTATCTTGGTTTTGAATACTTGGGAATGCGATGATTTTCTCAACCCAAGACTTCATAATACGAGCATCCACATCACATAGGTTGTTAATCACAATAGATTCATCAAGAGGTCTATCTAATTTTACAATGACACTCTCGATTGATGTAAAACTATTATCAAATCTATCATATCGTAATACCTTATTAGTTGGGTTATTACCAACTGTGACAGTATTACCATTGTCTAATGCATCTTGTAACAATGGTTCAGCTTTATCCAACTCAGTTGGTACTCTGGTCAATAAATTACCACCCTGCCATTCGAGTAATCCATCCGAACCTCGTACTAATCTATACTTTTTGAAATTACCAGTTAAATCACCATTTTCTTCAATTTGAATCATAGTACGCCAGGTTCCGATAGCTTCAAGTGTATTGTCAAATGGAACATACCACAATGTTTTAAGACTACCATTTGAAAGTGTTTGCTCACTTGGATATGGTAGTGCTGTATTAACAAGACCAGCACGTGGCCCTTCAAATCTCATATTTAATACATCGTATATATTATTTTCTTTGAAGTTTAGTACAAACTCCTTTTTATTACCAGCGGTGTCAAATGAGTTTATTCCAAAATCTTGAAACGCTTCACGGAGTGTTGGTAGAGCCCCAATAGTCCTACCACCACCTGCATATGTTAATTTAATCTCAGTACGGTCTGCTGATATATTTAATATCTTTAGATTAGATATTATATTATGATGGAAGTTGTATAATATGGAATAAGCACCCTGCTCTATACCATTTTTTCTTAGGTCTAATTCAGGAGTGGTGTATACAATTGGTAATGAGTTTTTCTTTTCATTATCTATAAAATTTCCATACGATGATTTTATAAGATTGGAATCCGCGTAGATATGTACTTCCTTATTAGGTGTAAACTCAAGTCCGAGGTTTGTATCAAACTTACCAGTAACATCACCATCTGTAAGGGGTTGTTCTTTTTTTATTATGTTAGAATCATCAATGGTTTTACCAAATACGGGTGTGAATCCACTAACGACATCTTTATTTACGAACCTATCAAATGACATAATCTACCTTTATTAATTACCAGATGGGTCTTGAGGACCAGATGCTATTTGGATATCTGCGATAAATCCCAATAGAGGTGAAGCGGACACTTCCTTATCCGTTGATATCAATTCATCAGAAATAGTAGTGTCAATGTAACTATCAAATGAGTCAGCATCATATTTAGTAACCATCGTAGCAAAACGATTACCACTAATTTTTTTATCGAAGCTAGCTTTACCATATGAATCAGATGGTATGGATGAGTCTAAAGCACCATATATTTCATATGATACAATCTGACCTCTACTGTTTCTTTTGATTTCTCTTTCTGCCATTATCTAACCACCTTAAAGTAGAAGTTATCATCAAAGTATTTAGTTGTTCCATTTTGGTCAACTCTAAATACAAACTTATAGAATCTCTCAGGCTGTAACCCATTGAACCAAAAGTTAAAATAGTTACCTTCAGAATCACAACCTACCTTAGTATAATTAGTATCGAACGGAATAATTACTTGTTCCGTTTCAGCATCAACTACCGAGTAATACGAGGTAGTTGGTAGGTATTTTACCAATGTGTAGTTTGATGTTGAAGAGAATGTTCTTGCTGGGAATCTCTCTCTACCATAAACTCGAATCTTTGTTTTAGAAGTTTCTTTATATTCAGTCGATAGATTCTTAACATACACAATCATATCATTGGTATTAAGTGCTTCTAATGACCCAGTTTCAAATGCAGTGTCATCCCAACGAACTTCAAGAACTGGTGGGTAGATTGTATTAGTATCTGAAGAGAAGAATTTGATTGAACCAAACTTCTTAGTTGATTGTTCATCTGCTTTTGATTTCTTTATAATTAAACCATTATTAGAACGTGTACCATCCAACCACTCATCAACATAGTCAGTTACCTCAACATCTAAGTTAGAAGTGTACTTATCAAACGATTGTTTGTAATGTGACCCACTATGGAATGATGAAGTATACCAAGTACCACCACCCTCATTTGTAATCCAATGTGCGTCATAGTAAATATCATTGTATAACGAACCCGTTGTGTCAACATCGCTTGATTGTAGTTTGAAATTATCAAGTGATGCGCTATACTCACCACTACCACTACCAAAGAAGGACCATCGGAATATATATTCACCATCCTGCCTCGATGTAAACCTAACTTCAGAAGATTTTGATGATGTTATGTTTGCTTCGTAATCAATAATCTCAGAGGAATCTAATAAACGACCATCTGGCTCTTGTATAGTAAATTCGATACCAAGTGGCGACCCATCTGCATATTCAGTTGGTAGATTACCAATATCAATATTAAAACTAGCAGTATATGATACATTCTCTTGTAATGAATATGGTCGGTTTATTGTAGCACCACTAAAATCCGATGCTGACATTTGTAATCCAAAATCAGAAACGGATATTGTTTGTAATCCTAAATTAACATCCTTAATATGTTGATTAAGAAAATATGTCGATGGAGCGGGCCCATCTATATTAAATTGGTCAAATATTAATACATCACCGTCTACCTGAGAATATATATAGAAATTATCAATGGAGCCAGCAGAACCATCAGAACCATTATTATCAAAGAAAGTAAATTGAGTTTTATATATTCCCGACTCACTTGCTGTGAATGACATTTCGTATGTTCCGGCTGTTATCAGAGTATCAGTATAATTTGTAAGTTCACTATTATCTAAATATGAACCATCCGGCTTATATACTCTGAAATCAACTCCTGATAATGTGTTTTTATTAAAATCAAAGGAGATTGTATATATTTCATCCGATGATAATGATGCTGATAAGTTTGCAGTACCACCACCATAATTCGATGATGATAATATCATCTTACCATCACTAATTTGAAGAGTGGGTGATTCGCCAGAAGTACCTTTAATAGGTTCTACCAACTCAAACCCACCAACATTTGCAGCAAAGTTATAGTATACTTCTAAAGATGGAATACGTTCTGCAGAAATTGGTTTATCAACTGTTGAATTTACAGTATCCCATATTGAATCAAGACTCCTACTAACCCAAGATGAATCTAATATGTTATGTGGTGTATCCGATTCAGAACCCATACCTTCGGTCCACGATTCCTTGATTGGGAATACATATAAGTCATATGATGATTGTATCTCACGACTTTCAACATTCTCCATTCGTAATCTGTATTGAGGTGATGTTATATCACCACTTACGATTGAGGATGAAATTGATGATAAATCAAACTCAACAAGTGCTCTACTATTACCCAATAAAGAGGTATTGTCGGTGTCGTAAAACTTACCGATTTCGAGAATCTCATCCTTACCCACATTCTGAGTTTTACGAGATGTGTCTTCGTATAGGGTTGTGTCTTTAGTTGGATATATTCTATAAATCATTTTCTACCTCTTAAAATAATGATACTACTCTACCTTTGATATCTACATCTGGATACTTCACCTCAAAACAAGTTGGGTCTTTTGGTGGGTATACGATTCCATCACGAGTCGCATTCTTAATGTTGTATTTATTTGATGAGTAGCTTCCATCGTACTTATTTACAATTTGCAACCCACCATTACCATCGGTGTCAGGTCTTACTACACTTTGAACACCATCGATACCATCTAATAGAACGTAAATGTCAGTCAATACGATTGGCTTATTGATACCCATTCTATCGGTATTAAAGTATTTTTTCAATGCGTCAATACATTTTAACAATACCTCATTTGAGTTATAATTTGGAAGAACTATAATCTCGAAATCAATACCAATGTTTACAATGTATGCATTCTTGATGTTTACAGCATCAGTCAATATACGGTAATACGATAAGTAGTTTTGTAAATTTTGTTTTGTAGCAGGATTAAGTTGAGTCAACTTTTTATTAGAATCATACCCCAATGTATAGAAGTTAATTGCTAATGGGTTGGGGATTGGGTCTGGGCCATCATCCAATAGTGTATTAATTTGAAAATCAGGAGCAGCATATGCTTTTGCTACCGAACCAAATTGAGGTGGTAATGCGTATGCTCTTAACAAATAATCTTCTTTAGTTACTGCTCTATTTTGTGCTCTAAAATATGCTATTGCGTTATTACGAACTTCTTCAAGTTCTTCTTCGTAAGCACCACCACCTGCGGCAACTTCATTAGTTACTGCTACTGAATTTTTAACAACATTAAATGTATCACTAATCAATGCGGTTTCATCAGTTTCGATAACTCGTTCTATAATGTTGGTAAGGTCTGAAGAAGGTACGTTATCCACTACACCATTTCCAACTCGATAAGTAACAGTTAGTGTGGTGTTTGAAGGAGCAACTCCATATGTCTTAACATACATAAAGTTTGATGGGTCGATACCTTGGTCTAAGTCACCACTCGATGGGTATAATGCAGACCCTACATTATCTGGATTAGGTAGGATTTCTTCATCTGCATTAGATGAAACACCACTACCAAATTGAATATCAATTTCTCCCTCATCGGTTATACGAGTTACAAATCGCTTAGGGACTCTTTTTAGTTTTAATAGAGAAGGTGTTTCATTTGCATATGCGGACATTGCTATTGAGTAATCGGTTGTATTTGGTAATTCTTCAAATACAGTATCTTGTGCAAGATAATCTACTTTAGTCCACTCATCACCATCATCATCCATAATTTGGATTACATCGATTAAACCATCATCATCAGATAATCTTATTTTATCATATGGTTTTGGAGATTCAAATTCATATTGAACTGATTTTTCTTTCCCACTAACAGCTTTTACATACTTTTTTAACAAGTAGTAGACTGGCTCATTTGTGTTTTCATCTACCTGATATACGGAAACTTCAGTAGGGTCAAACGATGATGAAAATCCAAATCTTACTTTGTTTATAGTCGAGAACTCTACATCTGAATTGGTAGAAGAACCTACGACCATACCTTCTTTTAAGGTTAGAGCGTAATCCCAATTAGGTCGTACATTATCACCACTACCTTGTGCGGGTAGTATTTGGTATACAGTTAGAGTTGTAGTAGCAGGAACATATAATTTCGGCTTATAACCAAACGCTTGTGCTATTGTAAATACATTAGATTTTTCTTGAGCTTCTTCAAGTACCGATTCTCTTAACTGAACATCAGTATAGTATGAAAGTACATCACCTACATATGATGCCATTTCCATAAACATCATACCAGGAGATGACTCGTTAAAATCATTATAGGTTTGTGGGAAATAGTTTTTTGTAAAGTCAATAAGATTCTTACGAATCTCACCGAAATCTCTACCAACTAAACTCACATCTTTTTTTATGTTCTCTGCCATTTTTTATCCTCAGACAATAGATACGTTACCTTGTTCAGTTACGAATATTGTTATTTGTGTATTTGCTCCAGTTTCAGTTACTCTAACTCTAAGTGATATATCTACTCTATTCAAGTCTTCTTTAGAATCTACATTTACATCATCTACAATTATATAGGGTAACCAAAATTTAATATCATTTCTTAATGAATCTTCCAACTCGTTGTTTATATTTTCAGATATTTGTTCAAATAGTAATGAATATATATCAGAACCAAATAATGGTTGAAATGGTCGTTCACCTTTACGAGTTAATAATAAGTTTTTTAGGTTTGATATTGCCTGCTCTTCGGTAGTATAAGATAACTTAAATAAAGGCTCACCACCCAGTGGTAGTTGAACTCCAATTGCCTTATTCCGTTTAAGGTCTAATGGGTTTATCTTATATTCTTTACGAGTTGGCATTATTTACCCTTCTTCTTATCAATCGCTTTCATTAGTTGAGAATAATCTCGTGTAACTGCGTTTACAACTGCTTTACCAGCTTCAGTTTGTTGAAGTTGTTGTGCTGATACTTGACCACCTTCTGCTGTTTGGAATGTTGATTGTTGTGTGTTTAATCCACCACCCCAACCTTGTGCTTGAGATGCATTAAATACACCACCAGGCCCATTAATACTTCTCCACTCACCACCTTGAGCGGTTTCATTTAACATATCGTTCAACATAGAATTACCAGTAAACGATTGGTTATTTGTATGGGAAGTCTCAAAGATGTGGTCTACATCAAGCGGGTCTCTTTCAACAACTTTTGGTTGTGATTGTTTCATCTCTTTAAGGATAGATTCACGAAGGGACTTTTCACGTTTAGCCACTTCCTTCTTCACTTCTTCCTTAATGATAAGTTGAATCGCTTTAATTAGTTTCTTTGTATCCATAGTAATAAATATGTTTGTATATAATTATTGTTTCATTAATGTTAACTGAGTTTTGATTTGTGTTGCCTTTGCCGATAGTTCTGCAAATGGAGCGGCCAATGGTGTCAGAGGTGGGGTTGCAGTAATACTTACCATTTTAGTTGATAATGTAATTAGTGAGTTTGTAACTTCTTCCAATTGTGTAAACATCACATCCATATCAGCTTTCCAATTTGTAGTTGATACATTAACTGACTTCTTACCACTAATCAAAACTGAGTCCGATTTTGAGTTAAGAACTATTCGGTCTGAATTTAATATGATTTGGGGATTCTTGTAAATATTTTGTGGAGTTACTCCCAATGAGAATCCGTTTGATGACTTCAATCCAATAGTTTGTTTAGACCCTAACCAAATTGATGAATCATCTTCATTAATATCTTCTATAACAAATTTGTTATATCCTTTGGATTGGCCACCATTTCTGATAATAGTAATTGGACTCTCAGGAGTGCTGGACTTCCAAGATGGTTTGTTATCAGCACCTTTTATTTTATTGTCACTAATAGTAACATTATTAGGCGTGTACCCAAATCTTATAGACTGACCATATCTACCTTCGTGGATAATATCTCCAAGAAATGGTTGTAATTGTGATACACTTGAATCTTCAACAAATCCGTTTCCAAAGTCAACTTTAGAATCAGTAGAACTTTGAATAGGTATTCCGTTAAAGGCTTGACTAAAGTTTGGTGTAGACTTACCCTCGCTGTTAGTTAATTTGGGTAGTGCGTTGTGATTTACATTTCGTTGGAGACCTACTACTGAAATGTAGTAATTCCGAGAAGACTGGCTTGACGCAGACGCTTCATCGGAATTAGCTACTATAACATAAACCTGTTCCCCTAAAATAGGAATGTGTCTTGAATTGGGACTCAATGGAAAGCATCTCAAGTTATTTTTAGATGCTCTATCTTGTAATGATACAATTATACTATTAAAGTTATCTGGATTTGAATCTGATAAGTTTACTGATATTACTGTTCCTAATTTCATTCATCATCTCCATCTTCTTTAGGGATGTCTTTTTCAACCTCATCGATTGCGTCCATCAGTTGTCTCTTTTCTTCATCACTTAGGATAAGACCACCTGCTTCACCACTATTACTATCCTTCATCATTCTTTGAACAATAGCAGCAAGTTTGATTAAAGCATCATCGTTACGAACTGAAATGTCTAAGTATTCTTTAATCAATGGAACAACCACAGCGGCATCGTTGAGGTTTTTAACCATTGGTTCAAGTTGAGCAATCAGTAATTTGATTTGTCGGTCTTTCTTTTTTTGATTAGAATAGATGTCCGACATAATATCTGAAAAACTCTTGTCCTTAAATAGTTTAGTATCTTTATCCATTAAAATTCCTCCACTCGGTGAGTTATTGGTAGAACATCACCCATCATATAATCAAGGTATAGTTCTTTGTAAATTATTTTCATTCTACCAACCACCTTAGTGATGTATTGAGTCTGAACACCAGTTCTCTCTCTAATAAGTATGTAAAGTGCCTTTTTGTTGTATGAGTAAAGGTTGTCTCGTGTTCTAAATAATTCAGTTAAGGAGTCAGCAATCTTTCTATCTCTATCTTTATCAAACAATGTAAAAACATTATAATCCATATAACTAACATAATAGTCCATAAAGTCTTTTAACGCTTCCGATTGTTTCTTCTCGTAAACCTCATTTATAATATTACGAGATGAGTCAATTACCTCAATACCATCTCGTGCTTTCATTCTAGCATAGTTAGCATTGTTTTCATTAAACAAATAGTTTCTAGCAATTACAGTAAAGTATGAAAACGCTCTACCATTATCACCATTGAATTTATGAATCTTCTCGTTTAAGAATGCTACTACGTTTGCTTTGACATCTTCGTATGGGACTTCAAAATAATAAGTCTTGTAAGTATGGATTACGTTTTCAGCAAGTTTATCAAATGGATAATGAATGAATCTATTGTAGATTTTATTCTTCATTCGTTGGTCATCACAACTATTATATGCGTTAATTGCAATCTCAGTAATTTGTGTAAAATACCTTTTATTCTTCCTTTTGCGTCCCATAGTATTTTTCCAATTCTTCGATTACTTCATATAAATTTTTGAAGATGAATCCCGTTTCATCATCTGCTTCGAATGAACCTAACTTATCGAGCTCTTTCATTTTCTCCATCGAACTATCAATCTTAGCTGCAATATCTGAGATTAATAGTTCTTGTTCCAATACTACATCTTCGTATGCCTCGTTTTTACGAAGAAGATTTATCGTACTAAATAGAAATACGACTGTTGTTATTGATAATATAATAATTGTTGTAACCATTTTATTCTTCTACAATATCTTTGAATGCGTCAAATACGCTCGTAGGTTTAACATCGTTATTGGTAAAAGTCTCACTTAGATTACCCT